TTCTTCAGACCTAAACGGTTTATCCGATGTCTGGTCACAGAGCACGCAGCCCCACAGTGTCGCCACAAAATCGTGAGACTCACTGAATCCCCATTCTAAAACTTTACTAATATGACTGTGCATCTTGTCCCCTACTGTACTGTGAAGTTTGCTTCTGTTACTCCTACGTTTGCAGCGATTAACTCTGCCTTTGCTGCATCATCTACTGTGTGGTTATAGCCACCACGATAAACAACATCATAGTTATCAAGGTCTTCATCTACTGGGTAGCGAATCTCTGAGTAGGTTCCTCCAGATTTTACGATAGTTATTCCCTTGCGTAACTTGGCAAAGTAAAACAAGCGATGTCCACCAGATGGACCTTCAAGTACATACGGTGTAGTGAATGTATAGTTTGCCATAGTTCTCCTTAATGAACTTACTCCTGTGTAGGGATATTGCTACCCCTACACAAGCGTCAATCAATTAAGCGATTGATGAACCTGATTCAATACGGTATAGTGCTTCTTCACGGTAACGTGCGAAGCCTAGAACACCGTACCAGCCCATTGGGCGGTGACGCATCAAGCGGTCAACAACTGGACCGATTACTACGTGTGGTTCTTCAGCAACGGCTTCTGCCATTGCTTGCTGTCCTGCAAGGATAGTGCGGTACACCTTTGCAGATGATGAACCATCTGTTGCTGAGTACAGACGTGGAGACTCTACGAAGTATGCACCTTCGTATGTTCCGATTTCTCCTGCCCAGATGCGGTCTTGTGCAGAGCCGTACTGGTTTGGAAGAAGCCATCCTGCTGAACCTGTCTCAGCGCGGAGGTCGTGTGAAACTTCTGGGTGGATACCAGCCCAGTAGAGTGAACCCTTGCGAGCAGTTGTCTTAGCAGCACGCAACTTAGCAACAGCCTTGCGGATGTTAGCAGAAGATAGTGTTGCAGCAGCAGTAACTGTTGCTGTTGATGTTGCAGTTGAACCTGAGTAGATTACGTTTGTTCCGCCACGCAATGTTGTCATTGCTACGGAGTCAATTGAATCTGCAAGGTTGAATGCAATGATGTTAGCAATTGCTGGGTCTACATCAGCAAGGCTGAAGAGTTCCAACGCACGTGTAACTAGAACTGAGTTACCGTACTCGTTAAGAGTAATGGTGACAGATGTTGGTGTAGACATTGCTACTGCATCTGGGTCAGTTGTTTCTGTGAGAGCAGTTGTTGCTGCTGAAAGGTCAACGTAACGTTGTAGAACAACTGTTGAACCTGGGATTGTTTGATTTGTAGGGCGCTTGTCAGCAACTGAACGAATGAGTGGCTCTGAACGGAGTGCGAACTCCAAGAGATAGTCATAAGCCTTTTGTACTAGACCAGCACCACCAGCGGTTCCTCCGAGGTTATCGGAGGCTGTTGATACATATGCCATTTAGGTTATTTCCTTTTAGTAGTTAGAAACTATGATTATGATTGTGAGCGAAGGAGAGAAAGAATTTCTTCCGCAGATTCTGCGTTGCTAAGTCTTTGCTCTAGGTTCTCTGCTCGGTCAGGTGTTATTGCACCTTGCGTGATAGTGTCCTGCTGACGTAAAGTAGCGCGGTCCATATCACTTACTGCAGGTGCATCCTCATTCACAGTTAATCCGAACAAGTCTCCATTATCTTCAAGCCAGTTATTCACTGACTCTTCGGTAACTTCATCTAGGTCTTTTAGGATTAAGCGTTGTGCTTTAGGATTTACACCTTTCTTGTCCAGGACTTCTTTGACTGTACGCTCACGCTGCGACTTGGTTAAACCCTCAAGTTGCTCAGTGAGTTCTTTGATACGCTTCTCATCATTACGTTTGGCTTTCCGCAACTTCTTTAAGAGGTCACTTCCGTCCATCTGCGCTTCAGATACATTGGTATCTAGGTCGTCTTCGTCTTCATCCCAGTAGTTGTTGCTCATAGCAACCATCCACCCTTCTCTATTAGTTAGTTCGCAAGCCTCAGGTTCCAATCGGGGGAGTGGTCTGGCTCTTGCTATCGGTCTAGTACGCTACACGGGGCCGATGGGTCCGTATAGGATTCTATTTAGAAGGAACCTTGGCGTGACTTGCCTAGGCTGTTCTTACCCATTCCTGATGAGCCTTGGAATCGTGCTTGCTCAATGGAAGTAAGCGATTCACGTGCACGCTTTGCTGAGGCCGTACCCTTAAATACTTCTGCTTCTGCTTCCGTTCGCCCGTAATCTGGTCCTTGTGAAATCTGTGATAGAAAGTCTGCACGAGGTGTAACTTCTGCAATGGTTGAATATCCCTTGCGTGCTTCGTCTTTAGTTACTCCATATGCAGCAAGGTCTTCAGAGCCTGCACGCATCGCTGCCCTCTCGGCCTCTGTTGTGTCTGCTGTAACTTTATTAACTCCAGCAGCAAGCGCTGCTCCACCAATTTCAGCCGCCGTTACCTTGCGCTGTAGTGCTGGTAGCCCCTCTGCAGGGTTGAGGAATGCTGTGACAATATCTGTTTGATTAAGCATTGGATAGTATTGAGCCAAGGCCTTCTTTGTTTCTGGGTCTGCATTCTGAATACGTGTTACAGCAAGACCAACCCTGTCTGCAACCTCAGTAGGTGATACGTCGTTACTAATAAAACTGCTCAATGTCTCTGGCTTTGCAAGTCCTGCTACACCATAAGAACGCATTGTCTCTGTGTATTGTCTTTCTAAGCCAAGGTATGCTGCAGGGCTAAGTACTGGCTTACCTGCCGCAGAACGTGCTTTGTTCGCAGGGAATCTCTTCTGGAATGCAACCGCTAATGGGTCACTGCTATTAGGGTCTTGCATAATCAAATCAATTGTGTCTTCTGAGTAACCCTTGATTACAGCATTTGTTACTGAATCTCCTAGGTCACCGATTCCATAAGATGAAAGAAGTGCCTTGATGGCTGCAACCGAATCAATCTGCTGTCCTGTTAGGCCAGTGTTAAGTGTATTGGTTACTTTACTTGTATTACCACCTGCACCAGTTCCTGTACCGCTTGTACCAGCACCTGGAAGAAGCCCTCCTAAAGGACCGTCTTTATCGAAAGCGCCTTGAGGAACACCTGGAATTACAGGTACATTTGCTGGAGGATTAACACCTGCAACAACACCAGCACCTAAACCACCCAGTGGTCCTAAGCCTAGATAATCATTTGCTGCACGACCTTGAGGAGCAGCAGTGCTTACTGGGGCTTCTTGACCAGTATATAGCAAGTAATCTTCGTATGAGGTTCTATCCTCTCGTGGAAATCTCTCCTGAGAACGTGCCCACTCTGCCTTTGTTAGTGCCATTATCCTGCCAAACCGAATGTCTGGGCTAACTTGCTGGCTACTCTAGCCATCGAGTCCTGAGCATTCTTAGTAAAGCGCCACTTCGGATTTTGGCGCAGGGATACTTCGTAGTCGTACAAGTTAATTAGACCCTTAGGGTCTTTTGCTATATCCTTAAGTTCCTTAATGTCAATAGTGTCTGCATCCTCTTCAAGGATGTTTGCACGTGATTGAAGGTATGGGCTAAGCAACTGCTTTACTGTGTATCCAGCATCTATCTTGTCGGTAAGGGCTGGAAAAATAGTTTTTGCCTGTAGGTTAATTAAGTTCATATTAGCCTTAAGACGGTCAGTGTTAGATGCTGATTCCAATACCTGCTTATTAAGGGTTGCTTGAGAAATAGGGATACCGTTTTCAAAGTAAGCATTCTTTAGGGTTGTGTAAGCAATACCAAACTGCCCCTTGCCTAGGTTTACCTGGGCTACAGGGTCACCTGCATCTGCTGCTGCAATGCGAATGCTGGCATATTGATTAACATACTTGTTAAGTAAGTCAACACGCTCCTGCTCGGTTACACCTCTAGTGGTTACATCCACACCTTTGATGTTCTTTGCCTTGCTAATCCGTGATAATTCAAGAGCATTGAGTTCCTTGTAGTAGGCATCTACAGCACTCTTAGGTGCTGGCTCGCCTAGCATAGTTCTAAACGTGTCTTGCATCTCAGCCGCAGCCGATGGTCTTGCTGTCATAGAACCGCTAGTGCGTCCTACTGTACCTGTGGCCCCAGTATCAACATCTACTTTAATGGCCTGAGTAACTGCTCCATCAAGATTAAGTGTAGTTTTAGCAACCTGTTGATAGGTGAGGGCTCTAGCAACCAATCCAATAAGTGCGTCTGATGTTCCAAGTGTTCCGTTTACTGGGCCATCATAAAGTCCCGCAGCGGAATACTTTTGCTTAAGGCTTTTAATCTTGGCTGCGCCAAGACCGTTAAGATAAATACTCAACTCTGTTGAGTTATCTGCGTATGTAATCGCACCTTTATCATCATAGATTGCATAACCAGAAACTGCTTCAAGGCCAGGGTCGCCACTAGGAGTGTCAGGGTTTTCAATTGCTCCTGCTGCTTTGCTACCAACTTTAGGGTCGTTATCGTCTGCATCAAGAACAATGCTAGGAATTACTTCTCCTGCTTTAGTGGGTACCTTAAAGCCGTCGTTGTCTTTGTCCTCTGCCATTCTATTCTCCAATCAAACCATCAAATAGGCTCCAGTAAAGGGATACAGCATTAGGGTTTTCCCCTGCTGTAACCTTTAGGAACTCGCGTATATCGTCCTTCATCATTCTCTTGCGGTCTGCATCAGACTGAGAGGAACCCTGGATGGAATCTACGCCAGCCTGGTATTCGTCATACTTGTAAATCATTGTTGCAAAGATTTCACCTAGAGCCTTGTCTGGTGATTTACCATTGTAAACAACATTACGTAGGTCGTTAAGTGCTTCTTTTTTCATAGCAACAACTGACTCTGGTGGATAAAGTTCTGCAGCCAGTAATGGGTACTGCTTCATAAAAGCATTCTTTTCGATTGCCCACTCATTGCGTAGGTCTTTTCTACCTTGAACGCTATCGGAGTTGCTGATTGCATCATCATAGAATTCTTTACGAACCGTGTACTGCTGCTTTCCAGATGCTACTGAAGCCTGGCGGAGGAAGTCTTCTAAGTCCTTGTTCTTAATAAAGCCTTCAGACTTAAGGTAAGAGTATGCAGCCAAGTCGTTTTTTCCATTGACAGGAACAAAGAATGCTGCTGCTTGCTTATTGTTAAGTACTAAATCTTTGTTATTACGAACAAAGTCTGCTGCCTCTAGGGTCTTCTGGAAGGATGCTATAGTGCCAGTATCTGTCTTTGATACGGCATATACAGCCTTATCTGGATAGAACTGTACAAAACGCATATAAGCCTTGCTGTATGCCTCTGGGTCACCAGCAAAAGTCTCAAGTAGTTTAATGAACTCTGAATCCCAACTAAAGACTCCAGCGTTAATCATTTCTTTAGGAACATCCTTGTTGGCAAATACTTGCACAGAAGCAGGGGCCATAAGCCCCAGGCCAAAGCGGATAACCATAATGTTCATTGCTTGCTTCATCACAAAATCCAAGAACGGGTTAACATCTGAACCTTCTTTAGGACCTTTACCTAGTGAAATACCCAGACGCATAGCCTGGATTGCAGCAGATGCTTTCTGTTCAGTAAGGAGTTCATTGCTACCAACAATATCAATCATACGCTGTACGTTAATTGGTCCAATTTTACGCCAAAACGGCTGGTCTTTTTTGCCACCAGTAAGAATCGGCTCAATATCTTT